CAGGAGTGGCATCTTATAGGGCACAAAATCCAGGATCAAAATTACAAACAGCAGTTACTACTAAACCGTCAAAATTAAAACCAGGTTCAAAGGATGCAAAAAGAAGAAAGTCTTTCTGTGCTCGTATGGGTGGAATGCCTGGTCCAATGAAAGACGAAAAGGGACGCCCAACTAGAAAGGCACTTTCGTTGAAAAAGTGGAATTGTTGATATGGCAATTGAGGATATTCAACTTCAGCAACGAGATGCCTATCTATCTAATCCAAATTTAAAAAGAGCAAATACTCAGATTCAGTGGTCTGAAGAGCAGATTATTGAATTTTTAAAATGTAAGGATGACCCAGTATATTTTGCAAATTCGTATCTCAAAATTGTAACCTTAGATCATGGTCTTCAACCATTTAGACTCTATGATTTCCAAGAAAAATTAATTAAGAATTTTCACAATAATAGATTTAACATTTGCAAAATGCCTCGTCAGACAGGAAAATCTTCTACAGCAGTATCTTATCTTTTACATTATGCATTATTTAATGATAGTGCAAATATTGCAATATTAGCAAACAAAGCATCAACTGCTCGTGATTTGCTCCAAAGATTGCAACTTGCTTATGAAAATTTACCCAAATGGATGCAGCAAGGTGTTCTTCAGTGGAACCGAGGTAGTTTAGAATTAGAAAATGGATCTAAAATTATGGCAGCCTCAACATCAGCTTCTGCTGTTCGTGGGGGTTCTTATAATATTATATTTCTTGACGAATTTGCATTCATTCCAAATCATATTGCTGATGATTTCTTTGCTTCAGTTTATCCAACTATTTCTTCAGGAAAAACTACAAAAGTTATTATAGTTTCTACACCACGAGGTATGAACCACTTCTACCGTATGTGGCATGACGCAGAACGGGGTAAAAACGGTTATATACCTACAGAGGTGCACTGGTCAGAAGTACCTGGTAGAGACGAAGTATGGAAGGCACAAACAATTGCAAACACAAGCCTAGAACAATTTCGTGTTGAATTTGAGACTGAGTTTTTAGGTTCTGTAGGAACTTTGGTGAATCCGACTAAACTTAAAGTTTTGGCATATGACGATCCAATTAAGAGAAATAAAGGTTTGGATGTCTATGAAAATCCAATGGAAGATAGTAGTTATTTAATTACCGTTGATGTTGCTCGTGGGATAGGAAATGATTATTCGGCATTTGTAGTATTTGATATCACAAAATTTCCATATAGAGTTGTTGCAAAATATAAAAATAACGAAATTAAACCGATGCTATTTCCAAGTATCATTAATGAAGTTGCAAAAGCATATGATAATTCTTGGATACTTATCGAGGTTAATGATATTGGTGATCAGGTTGCAAATATTTTACATTTTGATTTGGAGTATGACAATATTTTAATGTGTTCTATGAAAGGTCGTGCCGGTCAGATTGTTGGATCTGGATTTAGCGGTAAGAAATCTCAACTTGGAGTAAGAACAACAGCGGCGGTTAAAAAATTAGGTTGCTCTAATTTAAAATTGTTAATTGAAGATGATAAACTATTTGTGTCGGATTATGATATTATTAGTGAACTAACAACATTTACTCAAAGGCATAACTCATTTCAAGCAGAAGAAGGGTGTAATGACGATTTAGTAATGTGTCTTGTAATTTTTGCCTGGTTAGTTGCTCAAGAATATTTTAAAGAAATGACTAATAATGATATTAGAAAAAGAATATACGAAGAACAAAAAAATCAAATCGACCAAGATATGGCTCCATTTGGGTTTATTTTAAACGGGTTAGAAGAAACTGCAGTTTTTGTAGATAAAAATAATGGAGATAGATGGTTAATCGCAACAGAAGAAAATAAAATGGATATGGAAGAAATTTGGAATGTAGATGAATATGGAGATAGTTCACCTACCTGGTATTATGGATAAATATATCAAAGAGAATGAAATTATAAATACTTTTAGAATAATTAGGGATAACACGGAGAATAAAGATGCCGCTAAATTTAGCATCTCCTGGTATTGTAGTAAGGGAAGTTGATCTAACCTCAGGTAGAGTTCAACCATCTTCTAGCAAAATTGGAGCAATTGCTGCACCCTTCGCAAAAGGTCCTGTTGACTCTCCAATTATAATAGAAAATGAAAATGAATTACTAACTAATTTTGGACAACCATATTCTACAGACAAGCAATATGAGAATTGGATGGTTGCTTCTTCTTATCTTGCATATGGAGGATCTCTTATAGTAGTAAGAGCAGATGATGAAACTATGAAAAATGCCTTTGTTGGGACTGCTACTAGTGTAAAAATTAAAAGTTTAGATCATTATGAAGAACTTGGATATGATCAAAATACTCTTGCAGGTGTAGTTGTTGCTGCAAAAAATCCAGGTTCTTGGGCAAATGGAATTACCGTAGCAATTATTGATGCAAAAGCGGACCAAATTTTAAGTGGTATTAATACTCTTGCCGGTGTTGGTGTCGCTTTACAGGTTGGGTATGGAGTAACTCAATCTTTAGTGGGAAAAACTGATCCACTTACTGGAACAACTTCAGCATTGGATGGGTATCTTAAGGGAATTATTACGGGAATTGGAGTAAGTAATATTGAGGTAAAAATTCTTTCCCGAGTTTCTGCAGCAAATACAGTGACTACAGTTGATTATCAACAGTCAGGAAACTATTCATTTACTAGTTCTGGTAATCTAGGTCTTCACACAAATGGACAAAGTGTTTCTTACGGGTCAACTTCATATACTGCCAGATCAGATTGGTTTGATACACAAACAATACAATTAACTCCGACATCATCAGTTAATTGGAATAATGTTTCACCAAGACCAGGAACTTCTGCATATGCCGAAGCAAGAAATTCAAGATTTGATGAAGTTCATTTAGTCGTAGTAGACTCTCTTGGAACTATTTCTGGCAATTCTGGAACAATTTTAGAAAAGCATTTAAGTCTTTCTAAAGCATCCGATGCACAATTCTCTGTTGGAAATACTTCATATTGGAGAAAATATCTTGCTGCTAATTCAGATTATATTTTTGGACTTAATTCTTCTGTAGGTATAGTAACTACCGGATACAGTTCTGGATTTACTTTACAAGCAGATTTTGGTTGGGATCAAGAAGCAGATGGTATTATTTTTGGAGCAAATGGTGCAAGTAATTTAATTTTAAATAATGGAAAAAATTATGGAGGAATATCCACAATTACTACAACAGGAGCACTAACTGCAAGTATTGCCGAACTTTCTGATGGATATAGTTTATTTGAGAACACTGAAAATCTTAAAGTTGATTTTTTAATTATGGGTTCCGCTGCATATACTATAAGTAGTGCTCAATCGCTTGCACAAAAACTTATTTCGGTTGCAGAACTCAGAAAAGATGCAATTGCGTTTATTTCACCTTATCGTGGAGCATTCTTAAGTGACACTGCTGTACAAACTGAAGTTACGGTCAAAAACCCAGGAATCGTTACCAATAATATTGTTGAGTTCTTTGCCCCGATTAATTCATCATCGTATGCAGTATTTGATTCTGGATATAAATACGTTTATGATAGATTTTCTAAGACTTTCCGTTACATACCACTCAATGGTGATATTGCAGGATTATGTGCTCGTAATGATGTAAATAATTTTCCTTGGTATTCTCCAGCAGGAACAACTAGAGGAGCTATCTTAAATGCAGTTAAACTTGCATATAACCCAAGCAAATCACAGAGAGATATTCTATACTCTAATAGAATTAACTCTATAATATTTTCTCCAGGAGCAGGTATTATTCTTTTTGGTGATAAAACTGGACTAGCTAAAGCATCTGCTTTTGATAGAATTAATGTCAGAAGACTATTTATTTACTTAGAGGATGCAATTTCTCGTGCTGCTAAAGATATATTATTCGAATTTAATGATGAGCTTACAAGAACTAATTTTGTAAATACTGTTGAACCTTTCTTGCGTGATGTTCAGGCGAAGAGAGGTATATTCGATTATGTTGTTGTTTGTGACGAAACAAATAATACGGCAGCGGTTATTGATTCTAACGAATTTAGAGCCGACATTTATATCAAACCAGCGAGATCGATCAACTTCATTGGTCTTACATTTATCGCCACTAAATCTGGCGTTGATTTTGAAGAAGTCATCGGAAACTTTTAATTAAACAAGAGGTTTAAAAACTATGGCTACCAGGAATCAATTAAATCCACCTCCTTTAAGAAAGATTACAGACTTCAAAAGTAAGATGTCTGGAGGTGGTGCTAGAAGCAACCTTTTTGAGGTTGTTCTATCTTTTCCAGAATCTGCTCCAGCGGATATAAATGTTCTAGACAAGTCTAGATTCTTAATTAAATCTGTGGCACTTCCAGCATCAACTGTGACTCCAC